ATGGAAATGGAAACTATGACTCAAGTTGCAGAGTACAAATCTCAACCTGGAACAAGAGAGTACGCAAACATTCTTTTATCAGCCGCTACCGAATACAATCACGCTCTGCTAGTCGTAGAAAACGCAAGTATTGGATGGGACGTAGTACAATCGGTAGTAGAAAGCGGATATCAAAACGTACACTACAGCTATAGATCGGAAGTTGGCATGGACTTTCAAAAATACCTCGATAAGTATCAGACAACCAATTCAGCCTTAGTTCCTGGATTCTCTACCACTAGCAAAACAAAGCCACTAGTTATCGGAAAGATGAGAGATTTAGTTGAGAACAAGTTTGTTGTCATAAGATCTTTAAGGCTTCTAGAAGAACTTAGAGTGTTCATCTGGAAAAACGATAGCGGACAAGCAATGAACGGATACAATGATGACTTAGTCATGGCATTCGCAATAGGAATGTACTTAAGAGACACTTCATTAAGATATAAAAGTACAGCAGATAGTTTATTAAGAAGCAGCTTAAATAGTTTTACCAAAACTGACGCTGATTTTCAAGTATATAACGCAAATAGTTCCTTTAACAGTAATCCGTGGTCAATGGATATGCCTACTCAAACTGGCATAGAAAATCAAGATCTTACGTGGTTATTATAATCTTCGCATAATTATTAACAATGGCAGAAACAAAAAAACCGCAAGAGAATTTATTTACAACCTTAAGAAGGTTATTTTCGACTGATGTAATCATTCGAAACGAAGGCGGAGACATGTTTAAAGTTATTGATTCCGATAAGATTCAAACATCAGGTGTAATTCAGACCAATTCGCTTATTGATAGGTTCAATAAAGTCTACACAACATCAACTGCCTATGGTGTAAACCTAAACTTGGCGCAGAACTACAGATCAGCTAGAGTTCAAATCTACGCTGACTACGATGCCATGGATACCGATGCAATCATCGCATCAGCTTTAGATATCATTTCCGACGAAGCGACTCTTAAGAACGAACAGGGAGAGGTGTTACAGATAAGGTCCGCAGATGAAAACATTCAAAAGCTTCTTTACAACCTATACTATTCTGTCCTTAACATAGAATTTAACCTGTGGTCATGGATTCGAAACATGTGTAAGTACGGAGATTTCTTTTTAAAGATGGAAATCGCTGAAAACTATGGAGTGTACAACGTCATTCCGTTCTCTTCTTACAATATCGTTAGGGAAGAGGGATACAACCCAAACAATCCAAGCGAAGTTAGATTCAAGTACGATCCAAACGCAGCGTTAACAAACACTGCGGGATACATGAACTCTTCTTCAGATAGAGATCCTGGAATGTATTTCGATAACTACGAAATGGCTCACTTTAGATTAACTGGAGACGTTAACTATTTGCCTTACGGTAGATCTTATTTGGAACCAGCTAGAAAATTATACAAGCAATACGTTCTTATCGAAGATGCGATGCTTATTCATAGGATCGTAAGAGCTCCAGAAAGAAGGGTATTCTACGTTAACGTCGGATCTATACCTCCTACAGAAGTAGAAAACTACATGCAAAGGATGATCAGCAAGATGAAAAAAACTCCTCTTGTAGATCCAAACACAGGACAATACAACTTAAAATACAATCAGCAGAACTTACTAGAAGACTTCTTTATCCCAGTTCGTGGAAACGATACTACTACAAGGATAGATACAGCTAAGGGACTTGATTACAACGGAATTGAAGACGTTGCATACTTTAGAGAAAAGCTTTTTGCGGCTCTAAAGATACCTAAAGCGTTCATGGGATACGAAAAAGATCTCACAGGTAAAGCAACTTTAGCGGCAGAAGACATCAGATTCGCTAGAACTGTTGAAAGGATTCAAAAGATTATCGTATCCGAACTTACCAAAATCGGATTGGTACACTTATACGCTCATGGATACACAGACGCATCAGCAGCAAACTTTACAATATCTCTTACTAATCCTTCAATTATCTATGATCAAGAAAGGATAGCGCTATTCAAAGAAAAAGTAGACTTGGCTAACCAAGCAATGGAAACTTCTTTGTTGCCTAGAGACTTTATATATGATAAAATATTCCATTTCTCAGAAGATCAGTACGCAGAACTTCAAGATCAAATTGTAGAAGATAAGAAAAGATCTTTCAGATACAAACAGATAGAAGAAGAAGGAAACGATCCAGCAGAAAGTGGACAAGCTTTCGGAACACCTCACCAACTGGCTAGTCTATACGGTGGCAAAGGCGATATGAATCTAGAGCTTCCTACCGGATACGACGAAAAAAATCCTGAAGAGCCAACCAAAATTCCTGGAAGACCTCAAAAGTATAAGTCAATAATTGGAACAGATGAAGACGCATTTGGTAGAGACAGACTTGGAAAAAAATCAATGAAGTCAAAGGAAGACGCTGGAGAAAATGGAAGACTAACGCTAGAAAATACTATGGGAGTTTACCTACAGACAATAAAATCTTTGCAAAAGGCTTTTCCATCAAGAAAGACCAAGTTATATGAACAACCAGATGTATTAAACGAAAACAATATAGTAGACGACCTAGATTAGATCTATACATATTTATAACAAGAGATTTGCAAATCCATATAGCATTGAAACATTCAAAATTTAGAAATCCAGGCATATTATTCGAGCTTCTCGTTAGGCAAACTACAGCAGATTTGCTAGAGAATAAAGATTCTAAGTCTGTAAAGATATTGAAAAAATACTTTACTAACACGGAATTATCAAAAGAATACTCGCTATACAATTCGTTTATTAGTAGTACCTCTTTGTCAGAGTCTAAAGCAGAAATGTTTATTCAAACTTTGGTAGAAGAGTATAAGAAGCTGAATTACGAAACGTTAAAAAAAGAAAAGTACAATCTTATCAGAGAAATTAAAGGTTCTTACGACCTAGATAATTTCTTTAAGGCTAAGATCGAAAATTACAAAGCTTATGCAGCTATATATGTTGTACTAGAGTCTCAGAATAACAAAACAAGCATAAACCAAATAGTATCTAGCAAGTTAAATATGCTAGAACACGTTTGTGAAACTAACGTTAAAGAGAAATCTAGTTCGACTAAGATCATGGAAGAATTCATGAACGAAGACAAGGAAATTAGGTTGCTAGCTTACAAAATATTGGTAGAAAAATTCAATAAAAAGTACGTTGGACTTTGCAAAGAGCAAAAAGACGTGCTAAAAGAGTATATCAATAACATATCTGACACGAAAAACTTAAAGATATACTTGAACGTTAGACTTACGGAAATTAAAAAACAATTGATAGAGATGTCTAAGACAGTGGAAGACAAAACTACTGCAATAAAACTAAAAGAAGTTTCTAAGCTCATCAAACCTATACAGGAAAACGAATCTATCAAAGACGAAACTGTATCTACACTACTTCAATACTACGATTTAATTAACGAAATTAAAAGTGTGAAATAAATGAGCATGCAATTTGATGTAAGAAGATTAATGTCAGAATTACACGAAAATACTCATAAAGTAACCGTTACTAATCCGAATCTTGATAATATAGTAGCTACTCAATTATCTCCTGATCAAGAAGAAGATGGACCATATATCTTAGACGATAATGAATGGGAACGCTTTCAACAGTTAGCAAATGATTACGACAGAGGAACAGATTGGGAAAAACAAGAACAACCAGTAGACGAAATGTCTACATCATCAGCAGCAGGAGCTTATAACGCTAGCTTACACGCTACTCCAAAACAATACAAGGGACCAGAATTCAAAGAAGACGTTAACTCAGGATACAAAAAAGTGAAGGGATTTCGTCCAGGCCACACCAAGTTAAACATCGTAGAGCCAAAAGACTTGTGGAATCTCAACGAAAGAGAAGAAACAGAAAAGTTTGGATTCAAGATAGGTGACAAAGTCGAAGTTATAGACACTTTTCCGGACAAAGCTTATGGAGTCGTTACCGGATTCGACGAAGATAACGTGATACTTACACTAAAATCCGGTGGTCACTCTACTTTTGAGAGACCTAACTTCTCTGTAAATCCTAGCAAAGTGAAAATAGAAAAATCAGAAGACAAAGAAGATCTTAGTGAAAGTTACTCCAAGTTCAAAAAAGAGACTAAAAATAGAGATAAATCCGACCAGTTTCACGAAGCAGTCAAGGCAGTTGATAAGAGACTCAAGGAGATAAACAAAATACTTGAGTATACATCTCAATTAAGAGAAGAATTGTTTGAGGACGAAGCCCCAGAACACTCCCAACGCACTAAAAAGGTTATGGAGAGATTGACTAGGAGCATAGC